TTTTGCTCTTACATTAAACAAATTGTCTTGTAGCTTTTTTGACATTTTTTCTAGCCACTTTATTTGTTCAACATACTTTGCCTCGTCCTTTTTTAATTTAGCCATGTTTGTCATTACGACACCTCCTGACAACGACTGCCACCATCACCTTCACCAGTAGCATACACAAGCCAATAGCCACAAGCATCACAATTTTCCTCATTGCTTGTTTGGTCTAAGGTAGGTGCTTTGCATTTAGGACAAGTGCTAGACACCAACTCAAAACCACCAGTTCTTTCTATTCTTATTGTCATTACGCCACCTCCTTTAAAAGTTTTGTTTGAATTCTTTGCATCCCTCTAACAAGCTGCCTTTGTTCTTTAATGTCTTTTGCATCAAAACCATAATACAAAACCATTTCTTCTAGGTTTGTTTCATAGTCAGATATTGAATATTCCAAAGCAACACGCAAACAGTTTTTTTCTAGTTTTGTTAATCTCATTACGCCACCTCCTGCATGTTTTCTAAATTTTGCCAAAAGACAACATACAAAGTTTCTTTTTGTGCTTTACTGTCGTTATAACAAACATCATATTCTTCTATAGCAATACCCATAAGGCTTCCTATAGTTCCCTCAGCAGATTTTACAGCCCATCCATTTTTGACTAAAAGCGCAATTGCCTCGTCCATCCATATATAGTCAGTAGCTTCTTCAGGTGTCTCAGCCTCTTCCCAAAAGTCTCCAACCTCAACATGGTTATTAAAAAGCTTGACCGCTTCTAGTTGGTTTGTAGTTAGTTTGTTCATATTAATTACTCCTTTTTATTTAATATACCTATAAGTATATAGAAGTGAATCTATATTGCAACACTTTTCAACACTTTATTACATTTAATTTATGGCAGTATTTCGTACACATATCCACGAACAGCTCTAGGTTTTTTAAGTACAACCTCATGCAGATTGCCTTTTATTTTTTCTGTTAGCTCCCAAAAAGTATCTCTACCCGGGTCTGCTATCAACACAGGACACTTAGCCTGCTTAGTTAATTCAATGATGTTAGTCACATGGTCCTCCCAATAACAAATGTCACAACCAATAATTAAATCTATATTTGTAAATATTTTCCTTGGTAACTCTTTGTAGTCCATATACAAGACCTCAGCATTTGTTGCATTTAATTTGTTGACCACATCGACATAAGGTTTTGTATTTATATCTATATCAATGCCACCACAATCTATGTTTTGTTTTTCTAGGTAAGCAAGAACCAAACCCCAACCACATCCAATGTCTAAAGCCGTGTCTATGTTTTGTAAATTATACCGAGACAAAAAATCTATGATAGTAAGAGAAGAGTTCCAAACTTTGTTGCCATGACTAATAGGCTTAGCTGTTTTTCTTTTTATCTTTTGTATGTCTTTATTGCTTGATAAAGGTATTTTAATATTGTGGAGAACTTTCATAATAAATAGTGTTATAATCTATTGTAATGAATTATAATTAACAATCAACAACTAAAGCAGGAGTTTTAAATGGGTGATTACAACAAAGGATATAGAACACTAACAGTAGATTTAGAAACCTATAAGATGTTAGAAGAAATATGTGCTTCAGAAAGAAGAAAGAAGATAGACCAAATACGACTTATGGTTGAGAACAATCATAAAGAAGTTATTAAGAAAGACTAAGCTAACCCACCTATCCCACTTTTATTTGCCATGAGGCGTTCAGCCAACTCTCTATCTTTAGGGTTAGGCAATATTGTTTCTGAAATCATAGACTGTGGCGTTACAGCAGTAACCGGTGGTACCAGCGGCGTATTTGATGGTTTGAATAAGTTTAAAGCGCTATCTATTTGTGTTGATAAGTCTTCTTTATCTGCGGCTTTTTGTCCTGCTTCTCCACTATAAGGTCTTGTAGCTGGTTCTTTTACTGCTTCAACACCTTCACCTATAGCTCTTGTTGTTGTCTGACCACCTAGATAGCCAATTGATGATAGATAATTGTATGCTTCATCAAATGACTTGGTAGCATCTGCGTCAAACAACACATCTCCCAATGCTTTGTAATATGACTCTGCTTGTTTTATAGATATGTTTCTTACAATCTCATCACCAACTTGACCTGTTGCTAATCTTCCGGGCAGCCTGATGGTAGCAAATATTGTTTTTATTGCATTAGTACCAAGATTACCAGTCTCACTCATAAGTTCTTTTTCCAATGCAGCCAAAGGTTGTGTTGGTGAACCACCCTTGGTAACAGAGTAAGCTCTACCAATAAGCTCCATCATTTTGTTTAGGTTTAATACTTCTTCAGGCTCAAGCAAGGCATTAACCATTTTTTGTGCAGGTCCTGTTTTAAAAAACTTTGGTATATCAGCTAAACCTTCATCTACAGTTCCTTTTGTCGCGTCTTCAAGCATTTGTAAAAAGTATTCTTTTTTAACCTCTTGAAACGCTTTTGGGTCAACAGCTCTTAGTTGGTCTTTAGCTGTTCGCAAAGCATTTCCTGTAGCCTTGGGATTAAACAATACTTTTAATGCTTTAGCTGATTGCTCGTCTTTAACCAACTTAGCCATAGAAGCAATGATACCCCTTTCATACGACAAGATATTAGGTTGATTGGGGTCATAAACTCTTCTTGCATTTGCATATACACCTTCAGAAGCTTCGTCCATATTTTTGGTCATTTGAATCTTAATGTCGTTTAATACTTTTTTAGAATAAGGGTCTGCGTTTTGTATTAAGTTACCGATAGAACCTGTCCTTCTTTGGTGCATATCCATAAGGTCAGTGATTAAATTACCGTCTGCATCAAACATAAGGCTTTTGTATTCTTCTAAACCTTTTGCTAAATCAGGGTCTAAACTTCTGTTTGCAAGTTTATCATCAATCATTTTTACAACACTATCAGCATCAAACTGTATGCGTTCAGGTGCATTTTCTAAACTGTCATATATAATTTTGGCTCTAGCCTTCCTAGCTGCATGCGCTTTATCTAGTGCATCTTTTGAAAGTTTTTGTATAACGCTACCCACATCATCAGTGCTTTTTATATTACCCAAGCCTTCAGCAAAATTAGTAATAGTTTCTCTAATTCTTGAATTACGACTGTTGTAAAAATTAAATATTTTTTGTGAATCAGCCTGTCGATTTAAAAAATATTGAATACTGCGTGCTTTTGACCCTATAGATGTAGCCTCAGCAGGTGTAAGCTCAAAGCCAAGTTTTCTAGCCTCTTCTATTATCTCTGATTTGCCTTTTCTAAGGTTGAGTAGGTAATTTAATGTATCTTCTTTACCTGTAAATTTATTTATTATACTTCTTGTAGGTCCTGCACCAAAAGGTATTGAAGAAAAACCACTGGATATTAATAAGTCTTTATGCGCTTCTGCTATTTCTTCAGGTGGTAAATTGTAAAAAGACTGTATGCCAAGCTCTCTCATACTTCTTGCACCGCCTCCTGCTAAATAGTTGCCACCAAAACCACCAATAGCAGTAGTGCCTAAAACTGTTAATCCTGCTACTAGTGGATTTTTTGTTTGTGGCAGAGGACCTGCCACTAATTTTAATCCTTGCTTAAAACCCTCTTTAGCACCTTTTAGTCCGCCGTACAAATCAGCAGCAAAAGTACCTGCTGGCACTAGATTTGGATATATATAGTCGTTAGTTACATTTAGACCAAACATGCCGCCGTCAGTTGGGCTTTGAAATTCTTTGGAATATCTTTTGCCACCTTTGCTAAATTCACCTTGTGGGTCTTCGTAATAAAGGTCATTATCTATGAACATATATTTGTATGAAGCCATAGGGTCATTAGGAAATCTTTGACTTGCTAGATAATCTATTTCAGAGTTTTCATCAAAAAAAAGGCTTGATTTTATAGTCTTAGAAACATAATCAGAATTTATTTCTTTTGTTTTATCTTCTTCTTTTTGTATTAAAGCCAACCTTTCTTCAAATGTTTGTGCCATTTAGCCACCCATTTGTTCTAACAAACCTTGCAAATATAATTTTCTTTCAGGCGTTGTTTCAGGTTTTATCATTTCTGCTATGATGTCAGACTTTAAATTTGCAATACTATCTTTTTCATTATCTTGTTGTGCTTCTTTTTGTACATTGAGATAGTTTCTATTAACTTCATTATAAGTTGCTTTATCTGCTATATCTTTAAGTTCTTGCACCTCTTTATCAGTTTGTAATAATTTATTCTCAGGTTTTTGCTTAAATTCTGTTTTAAAATTTGCAAATGCAGCATTTATCTCAGATATGTTTGCTCCTGCTGCTGCAAGTCTTACACTTTCATTTTGCCATTCAGCATTATATCTTTCGGACAACTCAGCAATCCTATCCATATAACCCAACATTCTCATGTAACCATCGTATGTTGAACCCAAGGTTGGTGATGCTTGAAAAAATATTTCCATTTCTTTGTTTGATATAGCACCTTTTGTTTTACCAACCAATGCCATAACAAAACCAATACTGGTTTGTGTCAAAGCTTGTTGCGTAGCAAGTTTATCTGAATCAACTAAGTTGCCCATACCTAAATCAACCATTAAACCTCTTAATCCCATGGTCAGAGAATCTACTGGACCAAACCCATCACGACCTAATTCGTCAGCTAAACTACGAGCAATCATTACTTGGTCCCTCAATGCAGAAGCGGCATCTGCTTCTTCTTGCCACTTTGCTTCAGCATCTGCAATCTTGCCTGCTCTTTTCTTATCAAGTTCACTTCCCGGACCTTGCAAGTTTATGTTAGTGCTTGCTCTATCTATATTAGTAGCGCCAAGAGCCAATAAATCGGTTATAAAAGGGTCGTTTGCTTTAAGAGTCGTTTTTGATTTATATGCAACACCTGTTTGTGGGTTTAACAACGGCTGCCCATCTTCATCAACTGCACCAATCAACATAGATGTATCAAAATCCATGGTTTTAATATCTTTATTTTGCATATCAATCATTTTTAAAGCGTAATCGTTTAAAAACTTTTGACCCTGCTGTTCATCTTGCATAGACAATTCCATAGCTTTCATAGCTATAGCTTGTTCTTCTTTTTTTCTTTCTTCTCGTTTCTTAGCTATGTCTGCGCTTAAAGATTGAAAACCCATACCCAAACCCCTACCTATAGATGGGAATTTTTCTGATTGTTGCGCTAATAATCCTGCGCCTAGTTTACTAGCTACATCATAAAAACTTACTGGACTTCTTTGACCTTGCATTGCAGATAATCTTTTTTGATATTTTTCAAAATCTTTTTCGTAATTACTTTCTGCCGCTTGTTTTAAAAGTTCTAGTGGGTCAACTACATCACCACCGTCCTGATAACCCATTAACGAAGATATACCCATTCTACTTATTGTCATTATTGATTAATATTATAGTTGGTTTGTGGCGGATTAAAGAAACTTCCTAAGCCACCTAATGCTGACAAGCCTGCACCTAGACCTGCTCCTAATGCTGACGGTTTTGCGCCATAAGTTGTAGCTGTTTGACTAAATCCTGCTGGTACAGATTGTACAAACGGCAATAATGATTGCATTTGTTGCATTGGAGCCATTTGCGCCTGAAGAGCATTAGCTCTTTGTGCATCTAGCTGTGATTGCTGCTGACCTTGTGTTAAGCCACCTATGCCTAATGTTCTTTGTATATCAGCCTGAGCTGCTTGTTGTGCTTGCGAACCTAGTCCTGATAAAGCACTACCTGCACCAAACTGTGCTTGTTGTCTCGCTTGTCCTGATTGTGACTCTAAGCCACCAAGTGTGCCTAATTGATTTGCTAATGTTTGTTGACCTGACAGTGCGCTTTGACCTGCTTGCGATAAAGCCTGTTGTCCTGCTTGACCATAACCTGCAAGTGTAGAACCAAGACCTCTCATGCCCTGCGCTTTTTGTCCTGCTACATTAGCTAAACTGCTACCCAATCCTGTTAAAGCTTGTTGCTGTCTGCCAAATTCACCTAAAGCATTTTGTTGCGCTTGTTGGTAGCCTCTACTTCTAATACCGCCTAGCGCCTCACCTAAGCCTCTTCCTAAAGCTTCTTGTCTTTCTGTAGCTCCTAGTCTTGCTCGTGAGCCAAAGGCTGATTCGCCACCTGACTTTATATCTCCTGCTCGTGCTGCTATATCGCCTTTAGCACCTGCTTTCATTATATCTTTTGTAGTTTGGTCAACGACTGCTTGTTCGTATGGATTGTAAAAATCTTGTGTCATGCCTTGGTTAAATTGACCTGTAGCACCACTTTTTAAGAAACCAGTAGCTTCAGCTAGACCTCTTCCATATTCTTTTTCTGCGCCTCTTGCTAAACCTGATGCTTCTCCTAAACCACCAAACAAAGATTCAAGACCTTGTTCTCTAAATGCTTGTTCTTGTCCAACACCACCTGCTACGCTTCCTAGAGCCTCTCTACCAAGACCTCTTGCTGTATCGGTGCCTTTAAATAAATCTTGTAATCCTGATTGGTAGGATTGTCCTGCTTCTTCTATGTATGGGGTTTGTATTCCTGTTGCATCTCTTGATAACTGTATAGCTCTTTGTTGGTCAGGAGATAGTCCTGCAACCATCTGTGGAGTGATTAACGGATTGCCTTGCTCATCAAAGAATGTTCTATTACTGGCTTGAAATGCTTGACCTAAAAAGCCGGGGTTGTAAGAATCTGTGCCGGGTATTCCTGAGCCATAAAATAATTCTCTTGTTGCAGGGTCTAAGCTTCTAAACTGTTGTTGTACATCTACTGCTATTGGTCCTTGTTCAGTTGTTTCTTCAGCCATTATGCCGTCCCTCCAAAGTGTTCCATTAGTTTGTACATAACTCTTGTTCCTGAATCACGGCTTGGTGCGCCGTTTGGTGTTAGTGTAACTATGCCGTTACTATCATTCATATCAAAACCACCTGCACCTTTTACTGCTTTGGCTGTCATTACAAATTCACCATCTGAAAGCATTGCAGGTATGTCGTCTGATGTTTCAGTACCCGGTCCGTCTATTTGACCATTCTTTACTGGAAAGTTTGCAGGGTCTATTGGTGGCTCACCACCATTAGCCATTGCTACAGCACCGCCTTGTGCAAAAGCCATAATGCCGCCTTGTGCAGCAGCTCTAGGTTTGCCACCTTGCAATACTGGTAAAGTGCTTGGATTTAAACCAAACTCTACTCTGCTAGGCATTTCCTCACCTTTTTGTCTTGCAACTTCAGCAGCTATGTTATATCTGCCTAGTTGGTCTGTGGTTGTAAGTGGTGTCAATGGTACGCCTTTAAAGTCTTTAGCTTCATCATAAGCCATTTTACCTATAAGACCTGCTAATCCTGCTATGCCTGCATTACCTAAACCGCCCTTGCCATCACCAAAAAAACTGCCGCCTTTTTTTATCATATCTTCAATGCTTTTAAAACCATCAGGAGTACCATCTTTAAATATATTGCTAAATAAATTACCTGAAGACGTGTTTTGCATTATCTCTGCACCTAACTCCTCCATCATTTCTGCTTCTGTATATCCCATTGATTTCATTCTTGCTATTCTGTCAGCATATTGAGGGTCATCTGCCAGCTCTTCCATGGTAGGTTGTTGACCACCAGTAAACATATTACGAATGTTTCCAAATAGATTTGTGTCATCTTCACCTGCAAAAATAAACTCACCTGCTTTGTCTTTTAAACTACCAATACCTTTGCCTAGGTTTCCAAAAAATCCCACACCGTCTGCACCTTTGGTAAAGAACTCTTTTGTATTACCAAAAATGTTACCTGTTTTACCGCCAGTAAAAGCTTTGTTAGGCGTAAAAGCAGTCATAAGGTCGCCAATGCCACCTTCACCTTTAGCTATATTTACAACAGCTTTTCCTCGGTTGTACATAATAGCAGGTCCTTGCCATGGTCCCGGTATCACTGCTGCTATTGGAGCTATCTTTTTAACAACCTTTTTTAAACCTTTTGCTATTTTCTTCAAGAAACCAAACTCAGGATTACCTGTGATTGGGTTGATAGACATGCCATCGCCAACAGTGTATTCATTTGGGTCTAAACCCATGTTCATCATTTCTTGTTCTAATCTTTGTCTTGTTTCAGGCGTTATAACTGGTGGAACCACCATTTCGCCTTGTGCAACATGAGCTAAATAGTTATCTTCGTTTCTACCTAGTCTTGCTATTCCTTCGCCACTATTGTCGATTCTATTCATCATTTTAAAATTTTACCCTATTTCACATGGTTTTGACTAACTTCTTGCACAAATTCTTTCATATATTCTTTAGACTCATCCTTACATACAAGCCAAAAAACCAATAAATACCTGTCACCGCTTATGACAGGCAATCCTCTATGCATGTGCGTTAGACTAGGAAATATTAAAGCATTACCTGTAGGCAAAGGCTCAACAGTTCCTTTTCTCATAAACTCAGTGCCGCCACCTTCATAATCTCCTGTATTCAATGGCACCACTATGCTTATATCAGAACTAGCATCATGATGCCAAGCTCCCTGTTTTTTATCTTTTAGATTGTAGTTAGCTATCTGTATATTACCACCTGTTACATGTCTATTCCAAATGCTGAGCAGAATAGGGTTAATAACAGAATCAACCACTTGCATTAAAGAATGATACAGTTGTGGACATTTGTCGTATAAAACTATTTCAGGTATCTGCCTTAGCTCGTCCTCTTCTTCATTTGGCTCAAAACCAAAATGCTCTGTCATGTTGTGCATTTCGTTTATAAGCAAGTTACACAGTTCTTTGCTAAACAAAGGCACAGTATGCACATCAGGCAAAGGTTCTTTAATAATTGTGTTAAGAGGTAGGTTATCCAAAGATTCTGCTCTCTCATTGTAAAAATCACTTAAAAGAGGCAAAGTAGCCTTAGCTTTTTCTAAGGTGTCTTTTTCAACAAACCAGTCTGAAGCAAAACCAAGCAATAAATTTTTAAGTTTATATTCTTGTTCAATGTTAGTTGCAGCCAACATGTAAGAATTTTATTGTGGTGCTACTAAAGTAAGAGCCATTTGAAAATCATCCATATCAAATTCAGGGTCTTGACTTAATACTTGTATTATAACTTGTTGTGCCTGCATAGATATTTCTGAATCTATTGGATTGTTTAATATAGCCATAACTTCTTGCTCATAGCCATTTTCAGCTAATGGTATAAATATTTCTTGCATAGCCTCTTCTTTTGACATTTCTATTTCAGCCATGCCCTGTTGAGGTGACATGTCTACATCACCACCTTCTGCAAAACCCTGTAACATACCGCCTTGATTAAGCCTCATAATGCCTTGTGACTTTTGTGGTGAAACATTACCCATTAAATTTGCAATTCTATCTTTTAAATCTGCCATAATACTTTCCTATCTAATATTAACTGATATATTACCACCAGTTATAACAGAGACAAAGCCTAAGCTAGTCGTTGCCTCATATCCTTGTTCATCAAATAACGTCAAATCAATCCATTCATTGCCGCTATACACCTGTAATACGTTATGTGTTGTATTCCATACTACATCACCTTGTACAAAATTTAATTCTGATAACTCTGTAGCATTAAACCTAGGCGTGCTGTTAGGGTCAAACTGCCCAAGGTTTATTTCTAAAACTCTAACCAGTCTATTAAAGACTTCAGGCGTTACCTGTTGCGTTGCTAAAGGCAGCCTGCTTGGTAATAATTTAGCCATTACCTTCTACCGTCAGGTTGAATATCTAGTCTTGTATATCCTAATCTCCACTTATAACCTGTTCTATTAGCTACCGCAGCGTCATCATCGCTTTGCAACCTTAATACAGCCTGTCTGCCTCTTGCCCTTACATGCACTTGGTCAGTGTTATTTGATATGTCTGTGGTTGCTTTTGTGGTCAAAGATTCGCTAGGTGCGTTTCTAGTTTTAAGCAACATATTAATTTGCGGAACACCTGTGCTTACATTGCTGCCATAAAACTTTACATCAGGCATTATTCTTCTAATAAATGTAAAGTTGTTGCCCTCTTGTAAATCAAAGTCAGCGCTTTCAATAAAAACACCATCCATTGGAGAACCATCATCGTCATCTCCGTCTTCTTGTCTGTATAAATAGTTATCAACAGCAGCTAATGGTTTTCCAAATACATTTTGGTCAACCCAAGCCGTTCTCACTAACTGACCTATAGACCAAACTCCCTCTAAATAGTTGTATATTACATACCTTGAAACCTCATTGGTGCCGTCGCTTTGTGCAGGATAAAACCACCATACCTCGTTGTACTCTTTATTTAACAATGCAAATACTTTAAAGGCTTGACCTAAATCTAAATCTTCTTGTACATAACTTAACACGCTGCAAGGTAGCTTTTGAACTGCACCGTTATAAGAATAGAAGCCATCATCGCCCATCCAAAAGACTCCGTTAGGCGAATTAATGGCTGCATTAGGTCCAATCATACCTGTGCCTTCATTAATTAAATTAACTGCAAAAGTTAATGGCGGTCCAACAAACTGCATGCTGTACATAGAAGTATCAGTCCATATTAATGTTTCTTGTCTTGCTCTTAAGCCACCTCTAATTTCACTACCTGAAGATAGTCTTAAAGAGCCTGCTGTATTTGTAGTTTTTGCTTCCCATTCGGTAATGCTTTCTTGGTCTGAAAAAGCTATATTCATAGGGTCAACAACGCCTGTCCTAGCGCCACCTGATATTGGGTCTGCGCCCAATACAATAACGTGTCTGTCTGTATCACTTACTATGGTTTGTAATCCAACTGTAGGTGACAAGTTTGCACCTGACAAAGAAGTTATGTTTACAGCTCTATTAGCAGTTCCACCTGATTCATCCCAGTAAAAAATACCACCGCCTCTTGGGTGTAATATTAAATCTTCACCAAAATTATCAGACGACCATAATCTCAATTGGTTAGCAAAGCTTAAGCTTGTTGAGGCACCATAGGCACCTTGACCCCAAGTACCTGAGCCAAACCCTGTAGATTGTATAAATACGTCTAAGCCTACAGTTAATTGATAAGCCGCATCAACTCCTGAGCCACCATTTCCTGTATCACTACCATTTGCCGTAGCTGTTGCTATAAAGGTAAATGTATTTGCACTTGGTACTGAAACAACCTGATACTCTTGATTTAAAACGGCTGCTGTAATGTTGCCACCAAGACTTACTGCGCTACTAAAGGTAACAAAATCATTAACCACAACTCCGTGTGCAGAATCTGTAGCTGTAATAGTTGCAGAGCCACTTGTCGCAGCAAAAGTCACACCATTGGTTGTTGTTGCTCTTATAGGAGTTATGTCGTTTAAGCTTGTGCCTTCTAATATGTATGCTTTTAAATGAGTTCCAATATATAGATATTTATTGCCTTCTAGTGATATCCATGGAAATAGGTTACGACATGTACCTAAAAATGATGTAGCGGTCTGTTTTGTCCAACCGCCTATTTTTTCTACAAAGCCTTTACGAAATCTAACAAGAGAAGCATCAAACCAACCACCTGCATTAGTGTAACTGGTTCCTTCTCTGTCTATTCCTGCTTTAAATTGAAACTTTGCAAACGGCATGTTTCATCTTCTAAGCTATTCTAATAATAGCTGTAGCTGCTGCTTTAGCAGGAAATACTATAGTAAAGTCACCTGCTGTTGATGTCTTGTCACCACCAAAGTCAATAGTTGCTACTGACTTATCACTATTAGTATCGTTGTAAATCATACAACCTCTAGCTGTGATAGTAGCTGTACTAAATGTTAAATCAGAAAAGTCAGTTACCGCAGTGGTTCCAGTAGCAGAAGGCGTTACATTGGTTAATGCAGCTCCACCTGATGTATAGTTTGTACCACTTGCTTGTCCTGTAGTTGTAAAAGCAGTTGTTGTAGCACCTAGAGTAGCTGAACTGGTGTACAAAGCTAACTTAAAACTATTACCGCTTGAGTTAGTAAAGTTATGTGTTCCTGTCAAAAGCTCTACTTTAAAGCTTGTTGTAAGAGTAGATGTAATTGCCATATTAAATACCTTTTATTATTTTTGCTAAATCTTCACTACCTCCACTAGATAAATCTTGAATTAAGGTAGCCTTATAAGATTTTAAAGCATTTTTAATATATATCAAACAAACTTGGTAAATTAAATCTTGGTAAGCTCTAGCTTGAGCTTTTACATGTTCTTCATTATCGTCTGAAAAACCAACTATTTTTTCTGTTAATTGCTTTGCCCAAAACTCAGGTGGATGACCGCCATAATGAGTAGTAGCTATTTCTACCATGCCCAGTTCAGGCACTCCGTCAGGCGTTATTTTAATTACCATTTACTTGGCTCAGGCGCTTTAAGGTGACTGTCATACCTGTCTGCAATTTGTGGCAGTATTTGTTTTTTTTGAACTTTAAGCTCACTTATTTTTTTAACTTCTAAGCCATCTTTACCCTGCACAGGAACATAAGGGTCTTTTAAACGATGATATCCGTACAGTCTTTGTTCACCGGGAATGTTGGTATCTAGCAATGAGCTGCTAGATGCTACCTCAACCTGAATACCCTTTTCCATACATTTTACTAACCAAAACTCTACGCAGGCTCTACCCGCTTCTGCAAAATAAAGGTTGTTCTTGTATGTAAAATCTATACCAAATAACTTTATATTGGCTACATCATTCCAGTAAGCAAACGCAACAGCATAAGCAACTGTATTGTTTAGATAATGACAGTTTGTTTTTTTGACTATTTCTTGTACAGGATATTCTACAAGATTTTTACATCTTGCATCATTTTCACATGTGTAGATAGGCTTATTGTGGTTTGTCAGCAGCTCTTTCATACAGTCAGTTTGTCCGCCTGCATCTTGTGTATCAAGAAATCTACTTGGTGGGTCCATCATAAATACACGGTCATGAAATATTACTGAAGCCACAGCATTAATTGCCCATACTTCATCAAATTTTACGCTGTGTGATTTTGCTAGGTTGTAGTCAAACCAACTTTTGCCTAGACCGACAATAGCTACAGTTTTACCTTTCAAACTTTTAATTGGTTTCATATTATCTCTCCTTAACTGAAACTTAAGTTACACTTGTTCTTAGTGAATCATACCTCATTTCGTCCCTAGTATCTCTTCCTTCACCTAGGTTCTTTAATCTTAGTAAACTTTCTTTAAATCTTGCTTCATACAAACCAACATCATTAGGGTCTAACTTTAAAAATACCGAACCTTCTAATAAACAACCGTATAGCAGAGTGTCAGGTGCATCTGTAGACAAATATGTGGTTCCTGAGTCACCACCAGCAGTCAATGATGCAGGCTGTGCTAAATAATGTAACTCCATAGAATAGTTTGTGTCAGGAACAGGAGCTATCTCAAAAGAGCCTTGGTCAAATATAGCGTAATATCTTGGCTTGCCTCTTGTAGTTGTATCGGACACAAATTCTTTTATAAAGGAATTGTGTTTTAAATCTAGGTAGTCATAGTTGTTAGAGCTTATGACAGCCAATGAAAACGGCGCTAAAAAATCAGCAGGTGTATTTAAAAACCTATTATCCTGTGAAACATTACCCTGTACATTTTTTCTTTGGTCAGGTATTTGTACTGCTTTTAGTATTCTTTCTTCTGCTTGCAAAATTATATTATTTAGATTATTAACAAAAGTAGTTTCATCAGTCTCTAAATAATCTTGTATAGCAGTTTTTAATGTAGTTAATGTAAAGCTCATGATGTTGTTATTGTTACTGTACCTAAAGATGTTGCCATAGCATCAGGTGTTGTTAATTCTTTACCTATTATACCCAAATCAAAGTTTGTATAAACAGTAAAAGCTCTTGGTACAAAGCTTGTGTCAGGTCTTGGCTCTCTTACTGCTTGTGGGTCAGCTACCCTGTTTACTGGATTTAGTTGTGGATGTTTAGACTCATAACACTCAGGGCATGTTTTTAAGCCATTCCATTCTTTACGCAATTCTCTTAAACCATATCTAAAACCACATCTGTCGCACAATCCGTATGCGTTTTTGTTAGATGCAAAAGACATTATGCTATGTTGTATGAAGATACATCAGGTGTAATTCTCAACGATGCTCTATCTTCATCAGCCTCTAAAGCTCTTTGGAACTCTTCCTCGTAGATTTGTTTTAACAAGCCAGTTCTTTCAGGACTTTTTTTGACTGATATATAGTAAGCAAGACCTGCTGCTAAACACGGATAAAATCTAAAAGGTAATTCTAATGTGTTTGTAGCAGCATCTACATCATCCATTCTTGTTAATACATTCATTACAAGAGTATATGTAGATGATTTGTCAGGAGTTGGATATACGCTTACAGTTGGTGATAATTGTTTATCTACAAAAAATTGCAAAGGTTTACCTGTTGTTGATTTGTTTGGCACGGAAGAATATTCGCTTCTTGATAGCCTTGTCATTTGTATATCTATGTTTTCATCGTTTGTAGTTTGACGCATAAAGGCATCTAACACATCGATAGCTGCTGTGCTGTTAGTTGTGTCAACATTGTAAGATGTTGTACCTAAAACCATAGCTACAGTTTTTTGTTGTATAGTCCATTGATTAAGACCACGATTTGCCCACTCAGCTAGTAATAAATTTAAACTTCTTCTAGCCGTTCTTAGGTCGTAAGCAGTTCTTAGCTCTAAGCCACATCTTTCAAATGCCTCTTCAATATAGTCAGCGACATCTAATTCAAAGTTTTTTGAACCTGATACTGCCATAATTTACTTCTTAAGTTTTCCGCCTCTGCCAAACTTCTTAACGCCTGCTTTGCCACCGCCCATCATTTTTTTAACGCCTGTTTTAGCTGCTCCGCCCATGTTTTTTTTCATAACACCTGCTTTACCGCCACCCATCATTTTTTTGACACCAGCTTTAGGCATGCCACCCATAGACAATTTTACAATGCCTGATTTTGGTACAGCTCCACCGCCTGCCATTTTCATAGTTTTGCCATTTTTCATTGATTTTACAATTTCAGACTTGTCTGAGCTAGACAAACTACCTACTAATTTTTTTAAACCTTTTAATGATTTTGCCATCATTTACTCCTTCTATTTAGAATGTTTTGGAAATCCTCTTGATTCCAATTATTATAATAACCTATTTTTTCTAATGTTTCAGATGCTTTGTTCAATTCATCTAATCTTTGCATAAACAACATGTTGTAGCTTTCTTCAAAATGTGGCACAAAGTGTTCTTGTACAACAACATCTTTTTCTTCATGTTCTTGATGAAAACCCATAACCCATAAGTTCAATGGATTAAGAAAACTATTTAACATTGATATTCTGCTATCAAAGTGAAACATATCCATGTCCATGTTTGTATCACAATATATTACAACATCTTTGTTGCTAGGAAAATCATTACCAATATTTATTAAGTCATTCCAGTAAGTACACTTTGATAAAATAATATCTACTCTTTGTGTTTCCCATGTTTTTTTTGCAAACGGACATACTGGCTTTTCTGTTTCTAATACTTCTTTTGACCAATCTCTTATTTCGCGTTTAATTTTTTGTTGAGATATCATTTTGTAAATGTTTTTACATTTGTAGGTTTGCCACCAACACCTTGTTTTTTTGACCTTTTTCTTTTAACTGCTGATTTAATTTGTGATTTTGACATACGATTAGCTTTAGCTTTAGGTACACATTTTGGGTATTTTCTTTTAGAGCCTTTGGCTTTTTTTCTTCCACACTTCTTAAAACCACCACCTTTTTTAGGAGAGCCTATGTCCACCCATTCTTCAGAATACCACCTGCGTAAACCCACTACCTACCTCGCATTTTGGTTTTTTTCCTACGAGGCTCCATAACTGCTCCACAACCACGAGCAATAAAACCGTTGTTTCCTTTTTCAATAATACCACCAGTTGCAGCTTTCTTAGCTCCTGAGTAGCCGCCGCCTCTTTTCTTATATGTTTTTACAAGCCATGAGTTTGCATAAGCAGAAGGGTACACATCAAATTTCTTTTTTGCTTCTGACTTTACTCTGCTGTATAGACTTTTATTAGTTACATTACTCGGTACGCTTGATTTTGCCATTAGCACTTCCACCTTTTTCTTGCTTGCCTAATTCTTGAAT